TGATTGATACCCCCGGTAGATATTGGAAGTATGCTTCAAACTACGATCAGAAATGGAGACTAGACAATGGCAAAGGCCGAAAAGTCACGAATGGTGAGGCTCTACAATTGTGGTACACAGATGATTCCTCTCCAGGTCAGACCACCTGGAGCTGATTTCTACACTGGTGAATCACAGGTGCGATTAGCACCTGGTCAGGACACTCTCCTTCCTCACAGCCACCTCCGGTGGGAACAGATCGAGAACCTTCAGAAACGTCGGATGATTAGGGTCATTTATGATAGTCAGGAAGCTGAAGACGCTGAAGCGGTAGTAAATCCCTAGTTCATCTCGGCAAATATACCCATGAAGATGGAAATTTGATGATTTGGGAGTACCCATCATGGCAGTATACCTCAGTCCGGGCGTCTTCCCGCGAGAAATAGACCTTAGTGTTCTACCGGCTGCTATTGGGCCTCTGCGCCCAGCTTTCATCGGTACAGCTAACAAAGGTCCTATGAATGAGCCACTGTTGCTCGCTAATGCTCAATTAGCTCTGGATGCTTTTGGCGAACCGTTCCCAGAAAGTTATTTCATGTACGCCATCCTCTCATTCATGGAGGAAGGTGCAGAATGCTATGCTATGCGTGTTGGTGTGGAATGCGAGACGGGCCAAGTAGCTGCCTTAGACGACATCTGCATTGATACCTCAGGAGGTCGTGGAAAAGGATGGGGTAGAATACCTCTTTTCACTGGTATCGATTATGGTCGACTAACACTAAGAGAGATTGGTGATGGTATCGGCGATAATGCCGAACCGTATACCTTCCATGACGCATCAACAAGTGCTGTCGATTACAGCGACGTTGAAGTATCGAGCACATATGGTGCTACCACCGCTACGCTGACAATTACTGGTACTTATACCGGTTCAGTCGATGATTCTTTTGTGATGATCATCACTTCGGCTCCTTCTGTCTCAGCTGGAGCTCCAGTTGACGGTGCCGGTTTTGAGATCGTCAGGAATAGTGATGGTGAGGTTGTCGCAGAAGGTACTCTGGTTGACGATGACGACAACGGTACATCGCAAAACATTCGTATCGGCGATGGTCTGTATGTCAGAGTGGTAGTCACCGGTGGTGTCCTGGACGAGAATGACACCTTTATGTTCAGCGTGGCTCCGGACAACAGAGATTTTACTGTTGAGGTTGAAGGTGTTAGTAATGGCACCTATCAAATGCCCGCAGCCTCCTACACGACCGTACAAGCATTTGTTAACGCGGCAAATGCTGTTCTGACTGCTGCAGTGGAATCAGATTACATCTTTGTTGAGTATACTCTGGAAGATGGTTCGACGACGGTTCCCCAGATCAGGACATCGGTTGCTGGTGAACGAATCCAACTGACTGGTACCGAAGCATTCGCTCTAGAGGTAGGTACCACTCAATACGCTTGGGATATTCCTCGATCCTACTTGTTAGGTCTTGATGCCGGTCCTTATGATATTACGACTCAAAAGAACCGCGTCAAGATGGAATTGCTTGGTGAAGCAACATCACAAATTGAGGAATTCAACGTACCAGTAGGCCTTGATCAGACTACTGCATCGGTAGCCGCGAGCATTGATGGTGCGGGTGTCGTAGCGGGTGAAGTCCTATGGGACTCTTTTGAACTTACTGTCCCAGGCGGTACTACTCACGTTGTAATCGTGACCTCTGTTGGTCGCCAATTAGACACTCTGATAATGCGGGCGAGTTACTCGAATCTCAAGACGTTACGATTCGCCGAAGAGGTGAATATTCCATACCCATATAAACGAGCTTACCGTGGTTTCTTCGATAGCCGAACGGAATTGCCGGATGCTGGAGAGGTAACTCCATCAAGCCCATTGAGCTGTGAGGATGATCCTCTAAGTGACGAGTGCGTCAGCGATACGGCGTACTTCCAAGGGATCGTTGGATGGTTGGTAGCGACGAGCCCTGGAACGTGGGTTGATGATTTCTCTGTGACCCTGGAAGCCTTCACCGATGGTGTTGGTGATCTTTCTGGGCGATATAAGCTGACGCTTTACGATGCGAATGATCAGCCCTTGGACGTTGTCGAAGATATCACCTTCGATAAGAGAGATGCCAGGTATATCGGCAACGTTATCAATCCTGGGACGACCCTTGGTGGTACTAATGGTAATAACTACCTAAACTGGGAAGAGCGTCCGGCGTTCCTAGAAAACAATGTCAATGATCTTTCGACATTTGTGGTACGCCTACCCTCGCAGTTCAACATGAGGGAATATGCTGGTCAAGCCAATGGTGTTCCTACTGACCCCGCATACTCAAGTGAATTGGATGCGGCAGTCATAGGAAATCCAGCGACATCGACTGGTCTGTACGCATTCCAGAATCCTGAGACGATCGACATTAACCTGTTGGTTACTCCTGGCTTCTCGACTGGTGCTGTAATCGGGACGGCTTTGCAGATTTGTGAGAGCCGTGGCGATGTACTGTACATTGTCGATCCGCCGTTTGGCCTGAGACCGCAACAGGTTGTTGACTGGCATAATGGGATGTTGCTATCAGACCTCAGGGCTGCCATCAATAGCAGCTACGGTGCTCTATACTGGGGTTGGCTGCGGATCTTTGATCAGTTCTCGGCTGCTGAGATGTGGGTGCCGCCTAGCGGTCATGTTTCTGCAGTTTTCTCGAGGACTGCGAGAGACACGGAACAATGGTTCGCTCCTGCTGGTCTGAAACGTGGTAGATTGCTCACGGCGTTGGATGTTGAATACACACCGGCCATGGGTGAGCGGGATCTGCTATATGGTTCTGGTAATGCGGTGAACCCGATCGTGAAGTTCCCGCAAGACGGTATTACCGTTTGGGGCCAGCGAACGCTTCAAAGAACACAATCAGCTCTGGATCGTGTAAATGTCAGAATGCTTTTGATCTTCATCAAGAAGAATCTGATCCAGTTGCTAAGAAACTTCATCTTTGAGCCGAATGACGCTGTCTTGTGGCGACAGGTCGAGGCTTCGATCAACCCATTCCTTGGTGATATCAAGGCTCGGCGTGGTCTGCAGGCTTTTAAGGTGGTTTGTGATCAGACCAATAATACACCTGAACGTATAGATCGTAACGAGTTGTGGGTATCAGTGTTCTTGCAGCCGACGAGGACGGTTGAATTTATCGTCCTTAACTTAGTCATAATGCGAACTGGTGCTAGCTTCTCGGCAGAAGAAGTCTTGGCGGCAGGTGGTATTGTTTCCTAAGGAGTAAAACATGCCTGGTTTCAATGTGAATGGCATTGGCGGTGGCGGAGTGCCCAACACCATGGAAGTCCGCCGTAAGCATCGGTGGGTTTTCGAGGTTATTCTACGTGGTGAAGGTACGCCATTTTCCACCATATCTCGACTGATGCTGCAGTCTGCCTCAAGACCTAGCTTCAAGTTCGAACAGCCTGAAATGCACCATAATCAGGAAGTGGTCCGTTTTGCTGGTAAGCAAGACTGGGACCCGATTACTCTGGTATGGTATGATGGGGAACAGAAACCCGATATATCTGCGGATATTTATTACTGGCTGGAAACAGTAGTAAATATGACGACTATTCAGGTGGCACATCCTGAAAAGTATAAGAAGTTTGCCCAGCTTGCTATGGTCGGCGGTATGGCCTTAGTGGGCGGAATGGGTGCTACTGCTGTCTCTGAGAGATGGGAGCTATATGGTACATGGCCAGCTGAAATCAATTGGCAAGAGCTTGATTACACCTCAACCGATCTGATGACCATCGAAGCGACGATGCGGTACGATCGTGCGATTCGTAGCTGCCAGAACAGTGCTACTAACGAGCCGGTTACTCCTGCATGCCCGCCTGGAATGTAGTGCAGGTGTTTGGGTTGTACATATGATATGCCAGGCTTTAATATACCAGCACCTGACTCAGACTGTGCCCCACCGGGCTTAGAGGGCAAACCCCCGTACGACCCTCCTTCCTATATAACAGAATCCGCTAGAAAACATAGATATATTTGGGAAATATTTGCAGCTCAATCTCTTGGTGGTTCATCATTAGACTGGCAATCATTGCTGGTCTATGCGTATAAATGCAGTAGACCCACCCCAGAATTCGATGAAATAACTATACATAGTGCTCAAGATGAAATTTATAGACCCGGTAAAAATAGATGGAAACCTGTAGAAGTCTCATTCTATGAGGTTGTAAACAGCGCTGGTGAAGATAGTCCAGCAATGTTGATATATGACTGGTGGGCTGGAGATCCTAGAAATAGTAAATCAATTCTTGACCTTAGGACTAGCACGCATAATGTACCAAAAGACTATTATAGATTATGCAAATTAGCAATGCTTGATGGTGAAGCAAAATATATATGGCAATATGAATTGATGGATTGTTGGCCATCTAAAGTGACCCCATCAGATTTATCCTATGCTGATACAGATATAGCAGATATAACAGTTACTCTCCGCTTCAATAAGGCAAGGGAGAGGGAGGGATAATATGCCAGGATTTGCTGTACAAGGCTTTGCTGATCCTGTTGGTGGCATGACAGTGCCCGATAGTTCGAAGCACGTACCTTCTGAGTCAGAATACTACTATATTTATATGTGGGAAATCTTCAAAATCTTTGAAGACACATTAGAAAGCCCACCTGGAGCTAGAAGTGCTCTTATCCATCTTAAGGATATGACACTTCCTACATTTACTGTCAACCAAGAAACGGTTCTTGGGGCGAGCCTAGAATATAAATGGGCAAAGAGTGTTACATGGGATGATATTAAAGTAACATGGTATGATACAGTAGGAATGTTACAATACTTAAAGGAATGGCGCGAGACTATATGGACATCTATGAAAGGCCTGAAAGTTGCTAGTGAATATAAGAAACAATCACATCTAGAGACTTTCCTCCCGACTGGTAAATCAGTACAGGGATGGCTACTAAATGGTAGTTGGCCAAAAGTTATACGACATGGAGAAATGACCTATACTAATAGTGACGTCAAAACTGTAGAAGTCACTGTAGCATATGATTGGGCGGAAGAATTACCGCCTGAATAGCGCCTCTTATTATATCCAATCTATAGTTAACGCTTTCTATATCATCTGAAGTACATAAGATACAAATAAGGGGATAATATATGGCCGACGAAAAGATTCCTGAATCGGAAGACAAT